GGGTGACATTCATGGAGGATCACATGCTCGACGACCAAACGAAAGAACTGGTGCGCAATCTCAACAATCCGCACCGCGTGACAAACATCATGGCGCTGTTCAAATTCTGCGAACAGGCGGCCACGATTATACAGGAGCAGTCGGCTCAGCTGCACCAGCTGGCGGCGGACACGTTGAAGGCGCAGCCCGCTAAGACTGCGCCTAAAAAAGCTGCTAAGAAGTAGCGTTTAGCGGGGGCCGGCGAGTAGCCTTAGAAGGTCGGGGTAAGGCTCAACAATGGGCTCCGCTCCGGCTGGCTGTTGTGCAATGCCCGCGCCTAAAATGCCGCTTGTGACGTTGCCTCTTGTCGCAGCCCCAGCTTCTCGGGCTGCGGCTATTCCGGGAGCCGCGCGCTCCATAGCCTGCGCCTGGCGCATTAAATCGTCCGGCGTCATGCGGCGGGACAGGATCGGCGCCAGCTGCTCTTTAGCCCCCGCAATTCGGTCTGCTTGGGTTCCGCCGGTAAGGGCCATTTCTGTTGCGGCGGCCACCGGGGCGTTTAGCAGACCTTGCTGGCCGATGCGCTCCCCCATACTAGGCCCGATAAGTTGCTTGAAGCGCTCTTCAACGAGCTGGCGTATCGCTGTTTTAGAATTTTGCGTGACGGTTGCTGACATCAGCATCGCGTCGCCAGTGTTTCTGATCTGGCTTGAGAGCTTTTCAAACCCGACATCACCCAAAACCATGCGCAACTTGTCTGCCACAGCTCGAGTATTTAGCGTTCTAAGTGTTGCCAAAGCCTCGACCACTTCAGCGTCTGCTTTTCGAACAGGGCTGACCCTTGCGTTTGCGGCTATGTCTTCAATTTTGTTTCTCAGAGCTCTCCTGACCTGTTTGATCTCGACTGGCCCCATAGTCTCTAGAGCAATACTAACCTGCTCTCGCGACATATTCGGGTTAAGAAGCCCGTCACCCAACTCGGCAGCCAGCCTCTGGTCTATGGCGTCCTTGCCGGCGGCGCGGGCGGCAGCATATGCCGGACTGACCTCGTCCACGGCCTGCCGAAGTTGCATCGCTTGCTTTAGAATTGCGCTATAATCTCCAAACCTGCCGGCCCTCTTGGCCGCTTCGGCGTCGTCAATTAATGTGCGCGTTAAGTAATCAATAGACTTTACGGATGGAGGGCGCATGACGGTGTATGTGCCATCCTCATTACTGGAGATCGTAAGTTCATTTGCGTCAGATCTTTTCCTGATCTCATTTAAGGCGTCTTCACTTACAGCCGTAGGCAGCACAAAGTCTTCGTCGAAGCCTTCCCTGCGCATCAGGCGCGCTGCACGGTTCATCTCCTCCGGCTCTAATCGAGAGAACAGGTCCAGCACTCTGTCAGACGCTTCTTCTCCCGGCAGGATCTCAATGTCGTATGCTTGCCCATATAGATCGTAACGATCTTGTTTTGTGAGCTGCATTATTTCTCGCTGCTGACCTTCTAATGACTGCGGCTTTTCCGGCAGCTTCCCGAGGACGTCGTCGAGAGATCTATTGAGATCGTCTGACGCCGCGCGAGCCGTCTCGTTGAGGTTCCTCCTAACAATTGCGGCGCCGGGGCCGGGGGTGTTTGCTACCACGTCCAGCAGGTTTGACATATTTGGCCCCAGCGTAGAGATTGAGCCATATGGGGTGCCAGTGGAGGCCGCCAGAACGGCGCTTGAGCCGTCCGCCTCAATTGCGTCTTTGATAATTTTCTTCGCGTCGCCCTTTGCCCCAATGCTGCGAATTTCAGCCTTGACTGGAGCCTCCGCTTTAAACCTGCTAACGCCCCCGGCGATTGCCCCAGCCAGCGGGGCAACGATACCAGCGGCAGTACCAAACACGCCACCGACTTGCGCCTGCCGTGCCGCTTCCTCCGCGCCACCCTCGCCGTAGCCGGCAATTGCGCCCTCTGCTGCGCCCAATCCGCCGCCATATCCGATACCTTGTAGCGCTCGGATTAAAGGGTTTGCGCTGGATATTAGTTTGTCAACACCGGACGCGACGCCCACCGCTGCGCCAGTTGCCGTCCTAGCAAGGCCAGTTGCCGCCGGATACTGCGCCTCCTGCGATCTCATGGCGTTTAGGATAGTTTCCTTGCTGATAGGTGCGTTTCCAGTAAACTGGCTGCCGAACTCACTAGCCTTAGCTCCGCCCTGCGCAATATATCCGCGCAGCGCCGGTATGCCTCCGCCAACTCCACTGGCAATAGCCGTCAGCCCCTCACCAACAACATCGCGGGACATTTCACCTTTGACAACTTTTGCAGCGTCCCCGCCTTCACGCATGATACTGGTGATTGTGCCCTGATCGGCTGTCACATATGCGTCGTTAGGATTAACATAATTCATCTGCCGCGTCTTGCGGTTCTGCGTGATGTAGCCGCCGTCGGGGTACTGCTTTAGGAGCGTGGAGCCTTCGGGTACGTTTATTGCGGAGGCCGAGGCTTCCTCTTCCGCCTTAAAATACATATCCATGAGGCGATCCCTGTCGGCGGTTCGACCGTCGGCCTCGGCTTTCCGCGCTAGGTCAAGTAGCTCTTGAAGATCCATTATCCTCTCCCCTCACGCATTCGTTTCAAGAAATCTTCGTCGCTCTCGCCCTCACGCTGCGTCCCTGACGGGACCACTGGACCCGCGTTTTCGGTCCACGCTGGCTTGCCCCCAAATATCCGATTTAACCCATCAAGCGTTCTTTGCCCTATAGGGTTTCCGGCGGCCGCTTGCTCCTCGGCGTCTCTAAACGCGTCTGCAATCAGCGACTGGTACTTGTCTTGTATTCTCAGCAAAGATCTTTTTGATAATTCCGCGCCCAGACTAAGATCTAGGTTGGTCAACTCGTTTTCAAGCGCTTGAAATTCCACTGTGTTAAGCGCTCCCATTGTGGCCCCTGTTGCCTTCAAGTCTTTAAGAGCTTGAAGGGCGAGGTTCGACTTGAGAGTTTTTTGCAATGACGCTGCTTGGCCCGCCTGCGTGATCTTAATCCCGCTTAGTAAACTCGACATGATGCCAGTGGTCATAAACGGGTCGTCATTTATCATGTCTAGCAATGTTTGGACATCTTCAAGCTGGGTGCCCGCCTGAGATGCTTTACCTTCAGTAGTAGCAGCCGCCTTCACTTGATCCTGTATCTGCTTAACCTGCAACGCAATCGCCGGCGCCATGCTCGGGTTCACCATCGCCAGGTTGAGAAGCTGTTGGATGCGTGCCTGCGGATCTTGACCCGCCCCGCTGGTGCCAATAAGCCCTTGCAGCATCTGCCGCTGAGCCGCCGCCGCCGTCGCCTTGCGCTGGATGTCGGCCTGCTCGTTGAAGCGGCCCAGCATGGCGTTGAAGTTTCCGCCCTGCCGACCCGCCAGCGACGCGCCTGCGTCTTCTAGCGCGGAAAACGCCAACATGCGGCGCTGCGTTTTGCTCAGGTTTGCGTATGGATCAGTCGGAGTAGCTGGAGTGGTCTGCGTGGCCAGCAGCTGCTGGAGTGTCGCCGCGCCGCTTGTATCCTGTGTAGCGACAGGCGTAGTAACGGACGTAGCAACAGGCGCAGCCTCGACGACTGGATCGGTAACAGGTTCCGGCGCCGGATCTTCCGCCGCTGACCCGTACCCCAAGTCCTCGACCTCATTAGGCAGCATCAATGTGCCCACCTCGACGCCGGTCATGTCCTTGTTCATGGCCTTCATCCGGTCGATGTCTTCCTGCGTGAATAGTCTTGCCATGCCTATATTCCTTTGTACGCCGTGTAACCCTTGAGACCTGAGCCAATGCCACCAGCAAGGTTCCCAACCGCCGTCAACCCGCCAAACGGATCGTGACTTGTGACGGTCCCGAGGCCCGCCGGAACACCAGAGCCCGCCGCCAGGAGCGCGTTAAGCTGCGTGAGCGGATACCCTTGCTGCTCTTGGAACATTGCGTAGTCCGACTGCAACTGAGCCTGCTCAAGCGCGCGCTGCTGCTCTCCCGCAGACATCTGAGCTCCGAGGCCGGAGAGCTGCGATTGCAAGCGCTGGCCCGCCAGGCTGCCCAGCGCGTTTGCCGCCGCCGACTGGATGCCGGCACCTTGAAACTGGCCTTGGAAGTTGGCTGCGTTAGCCGCTTGAGCTCGAGCCGCCGCTGCTTCGCGCGCCCGCTGCACGTTGCCAATGTCAAACTGGCTCGATTGCAACGCCTGCGTAAATGCCTGTTGGCGCTGCTGGGCGGACAAGGCGCCCGCCTGACGCAGAGCCTCGCCGGCGAGTACGCCTTCCTGCACGGCCTGACGCGACCCGCCGAATGCGCCGGCGGCCTCCGCCTGCGCGCCGAGCGTGTTTGACGCCATCTGGCGCTGACGCTCAATGTCCTGCTGGCCAAGGTCAATCACGTTCTGGGTGTAAGGGTCCATATACGCGCCAAGGTCTGTCGTGGCCAGCTGGTTCACATCAACCTGTCCTTCAGCGCCCATGCTTGAGGGATCGAACCCAGTCAAGCCTTGCTGAACGCCTGCCGCCTGTCCATATGCCTGACCGCCCATGCTGAGCCCGCCAAAGCCGGAAAGCGCCTGCTGCTGGGTCGGCGTCATGCCGGCAATCGTTTCGCCAGTATAGGGAGTGTATTCCGTGTCGGCGATCTCAATGCCGCGCGGCAGGATCTGCTCGCGGATGAAGTCTTCCTGCCACTGCGGCAGCTTGCTTTCTTGTGTCTTGGTCGAACTCATTGGCTCAGCTCCATCTCATAATGTCTGCGCGTTTCACGGAAGGAAGCCGCTTCTGCGTATTTGGCAAAACCCTTGCGACCGTCAGTTTCAATCGCGTCCATTTTAGCTTCTTTCGCTATTTTTGTCAAAGTGGCCAACGCCTCTCCGGCCCAGAGGTGCATATCCTCTCCGCCCATCCACTCGATCTTGAGGTTGCGGCGCAGCGGGTGGTGCAAAATGCAGGTCACGACGGACGCCATTGGCGCCCCGTCGACGTAAACCATCCAGAGCAGGGACATGCCGTCGTGTAGGTCTTGGATGATGTGATCGGCGCCCACATTGCCCTGGCGCTCAGTGGACATCGTAATAAAGCGCCGCGCGTCGTCGATCACCGCCGGCAGGTTCTCGGGCAGAACGGCAAACATTTCCACCTTGGGATCTTGCTGCGGCTCAAAGCTGACTGTTATGACGTTTTCATTGGTCATCCATGCAGCCTCGTTACCGCAATGGTGGACGCTGGTGCTGCTGGTGCAAACGCCGTTGCCGTAGTTGCATCGAGAAACCCGCTGGTGCTATCAACAGCCCACATGGCCTCCAAGTAATCTCCGGCGGCAAAGTCAAATATCGCTGACCTGCTAACAACAAGAACCGAACCGTTTTGATGCAGTGCGTTCTTCATCGTTGACCCAGCAACGTCTGCGCCATTAACGCGGGGCCAAAACCAAAAGTTTACAGTTGAGCTGGATGTGGACGCAATCTGCGCCGAAAAGCTAACCATGTACTGACCAGCTTCCTCAAACACCAAGCGTGAGGCTGGTGTGCCGTTTGTAACACCATCGGCGATGCTTGATGTGTACGTTAAAGCGTACGCGGTGTTTGTAGATGCCGCCGTCTGATCCGTTGTGACGCCGCCAGCATACTGGCCGTCTTCCAGCACAATCTGGCGAAACTCGCCGTTCTTAGAAACGACCGGGTAGCCGTTTACTTCATCCCATAATATCACCCCATTCTCAGAAGGGTTGTCTGTTGCTGTTTTAAATCCTAGCTTCGCCAAGTTTTGCTGCAAGTATAACGAAAGTTGACGCCCCCACTGGCGTAAATCTGGGCCAATAGGGGGTAATATTGGGGCTGGCATTATCTACGCCCCCCAGCCTTGATGTCAACACGCATGTTGCCAACCCTAAAGTCTGACAAGGCTGCGCCTTCGACGCGCATTCTAATCTGACGGCCAGTAAACCTGACTGACGTAGGGTTGGACGTTGCGAACGGCCCGTGACTTGTTTCAGTTCCGTTAGGATAGAACCTTGTTTTGAATGTTAAATTTACTTCGCCCTGCGCCTTTTCATCTGGAATAATGTTGGTAATCCGCGCCACTTGATCCCCTGAGCCTATAGATATAGGCCCGGTTTCGGCAAAGATTGATGAGCTATCAACATTTAGTCCAACCTCATGGTCATATATATCGCTATCTGCATTGTGGCCAGCCATAAGAGGATACCGAAAAACACCGCGCTGCACGCCGCTGGTGCGTGATAAGTTGCCGATCAACCAGTGACCCTCTTTGTAATCATAAGCGACATATCGGTCTATTTCTGTTGAGTCTTCTGAGCAATAAAACCACCAAACTTCGCCGTATTGACCATTGGCAAACGACCAAACCTTTGACTGCTGCGCCGTGTTAAAGTCGCTAAACACATAGTCAAATACGTCGCACGGTATTTCTTGAACGCTGTTACCGTCAAATCTAAAGAAACCGCGCTGCCCCATCCAGAACACGCCCATATCAACGTCGGCCGCAGCCTTTCGAGATATGGCCCCGCAAGAGGTTCCTACACGCTCAAACCCGTACACATAAGGGGGTCCAGTATAACGCGCGGTATGCGCTGACGTATCCGTCAGCACAAGCGTCTGACCTCGCGTCCTAATGCCCTGCATGATCTGACCGCTGTCAGAAAGCTCAATATCTCCAGCCTCGTTTGTTGCCGCTGGCGTCCACAGCGTGTTGTTTTCTCGGTCACACCATGAAATTTTGCGAGGATTGCCGCCGCTACCAAGCGCAAAGATAAAACGCTCTTCTGTCACAACCAGCCCAAGGTTATTTATTGGAGCATTTGCAATGGGCGCGGCTTTAGCACCAGACCCAAGCTGCCATTCCAACAAACGCTTATCATCTTTTGAGCATGCTACAAGATATTCGCCAAAGTTGTCTAAACTCCACGTCGTCGCCTCTAGTGGTACAGCATTTATATTCTGCTGGATTGGCTGACCGTAATAGCCGCTTCCATAAAATCCATCCCCATACCCTGTGCCAACCTCTGCATTTTCACGACCAGCAGTTAAGTCGGTGGGCGTAATATCATAAATAGTTCCGCTGCCGATCATTGCCTTTAATTCGTTGTAAGAGCCGCCAGCAAGATAAGCATCACCGGAATTTGTCTCCCAACTGTGCATACCTCGCACGGGATTTGTGCCGAACGACGCTTTTCGTTCCTGCCAGCCGCCAATCGGTCGCAAGCTATTATCGCGCCACCTAACCAAACTTCCATCACGCCAGCGGCCAGATTGCTCTAAGTCGGTGCCGTTGCGGTAGAAGCCAGCGGGTATTTTGAGAGGTAGAAGTGGCATTAGTAGCTTCCATATATCTGAGAAGTTGTGCCTGTCACAGTGTAACCAGAGCCACTAATGGCTGCGCCACCTGCACCACCAGCACTGCCACCAGCTGCATTGCCGCCAGAAGCACCCCAGCCACCGCCACCACCTCCGTTGCCGTCACCTCCAGATCCGTTACCGCCAGCATTTCCAGCAGAACCACCAGCGCCACCAAATCCTCTAGCATCAGCACCTCGTCCACCAGTACCCGGGAATATGCGACCACCAGCAGAGCCTCGCTGTGTTGTGGTGTCTGAGCCTGTGTCGTCTCTAGCTCCACCACCGCCACCAGCACCGCCGCCAGCAGACGTTATACCTGTTCCGTACTCTCCATAAGTGAAAGCTACTCCACCAAAACCTGCACCCGACTGGCCGATAGCGCCACCCGCTTTGTAGTAACTATCTCCACCGCCAGCACCGCCACCGCCGCCGCCTAGAATATCTTTCGTGCCGCCCCCGCCACCGCCACCGCCGATATAGCCAGAAGACTGATTGTTAATACTTGCAGAACCAGAGGAAAGACTGACTGTGACACCCGGCCCACCTGCGGCCCCACTACCCTCAGCGGCACCGTTACCACCACGCCCCATGATGAAGCCGCTGTTGTTGACGATAAGACCACCGGGGAACGCCCCTGAGACTATGAGGCCAGCGGTAGCAGTAGTATCAGACCAAACGTACACGCCGCTGCTTATGTTTGCAACGAGTGCTGCGCTACCATCCCAACCCGCTGTTATAGCAGCAGAGCGTAGATCCCAGTTCTCTTGGTTGGACGAGAGGGTAAAGGTAAACAAAGATGACTTACCATAAAAGTCTGACATGGAAATTGTACCTGACGCTGGTATGCCCGGCGCTGCATCATAATACTCTTTTAGACCATGTGGCGCTGCTCCACCGAACTCGCCAACAATGTCTGTTTTCATACTGAGTGAGCCAGAGGGTTTTACTGCCATTAGAAAGTAACCACCGCTTGAATATCATCTGCCGCTTGGAATGTGCCAGTGCTTGTCATTTTAAACACAACAGTGCCATTGTACTTAAATTCTAAATTAGTACCGTTAGCATTGATTGCCCAGCCAGAGGTTGCGCCACCGTCTAGCAGATTAATCTCTGTTGCTGTCGCCGTGACGCCATCCATTATATTTAACTCGGCTGTCGTAGCGGTAACACCATCAAGAATGTTCAACTCTGCCGCTGTCGAAGTGACACCATCAAGAATGTTCAACTCTGCCGCAGTCGCCGTCACACCGTCCAAGATGTTTAATTCTGCCGTGGTCGCCGTCACACCGTCCAAGATGTTTAATTCTGCCGTGGTCGCCGTAACACCGCCGAGCTTATTTAAATCTGCCGTGGTCGCCGTTACGCCGTCCAAGACGTTCAATTCTGCCGCTGTCGCCGTTACATCTGTTCCGTTGATGGTCAGTGTGCTTAGATCAGGCGCGATTGTGCCGGACGTGCCGTTTATGCCGTCAACAATCGTATCCAACGCCGTGTTGACAGTTGTAC